GGCGGAAGCCAAAGGGGACGGCGGATAAGGAGCGGGCGGAACGGCGGAACGCCACAGGGAGCGTTCCCTACAAGGCGGGACGGATGAATCCGTCCCCTACAGAGGAGGTGGAGAGGTTATGGCTTTGACAGTTGGTACTAATAGTTATATTGATTATGCTGGCGCTGATGATTATATGGCTAACCGTTTGTATGTTTCGGCATGGGACGGCGCAGGACAGCAGACCTGCGAAAAGGCGCTTATGATGGCAACCCGCAGGATTGACGGATTGATATTATCCGGACGCAAGGCAGTAAATACACAGCCTCTCCAGTTCCCAAGGGTATATGACGGGCGATGCGCTTTAACTTCTGAGGTGCCACAGTCGGTTATGGACGCTGTTTGCGAGGAGGCTTTGGCGATACTTGCGAGCGGCGAAAACGGAGATGCTCGGCAGAAGCTTCAGGCGGCGGGAGTGCAAGGATTTAGTATGGGCAGTTTGTCGGAGACGTTTAAGACAGGCGGCGCGTGTGAGCTGCAATCGCCGGAGGCGGCCCGGTTGATGTCGGCGTTTATGGGGGTTGTTGAAATTGATTGAGGCATACTTAAATCAGACGGCGGTATGGTATAAGCGGACAGGGGTTAATAAATTCAATGAGCCGACATTTGCGGATGCTGTTACAATTCCATGCCGCATCGAGCGCAAGATTAAACTGTTTAGCAAGACAGACAGCGAAATGATTAAAAGCGATACTACCGTTTGGACAAAAGTGGCTGTATTGGTTGGGGATAAGATTGGAGACAGGGTTGTACAATGGGTTGAGGATATGCAGGGGTTGACAGGTGTTGAGGGATATAAGGCGTATTTATAGTATACTCGCTTCGGCGGGGAGATTCTTCGCCCCCATGCCGCTCAGAATGACAGAGACGAGGGGTTGCGGCGGCGGGACGGGCGTATGCAATACGCCCCTACAAGGTGGTTTTTGTATGCCGAAGAAGGGTGTTACATTTAATCTGCGGGGGTTGGCTGAGGTTCAAAAGGGGTTTAATAGGGCTTTAAAGAATATTAAACACCGCAGCACCGAGGCAACAACCGATAATGTGCTTGACCTTTGCGGTGAGGCGGTTAAGCAAACTCCTGTTGATACCGGGGCATTGCGTGGGTCTGGGTATGGCACGGTCAATGGCGTTCGGGTTGCTAAAGGGAAAAAAGATGGCAGCATTAAGCTACTTGGCAAAGCGCCGGATGCAGAGGTAAGCTATGGGCGGGTTGGGTTTGGTGAGATTTACGCCGTTACACAGCATGAGCTTAAACAAAATCATCCAAAAGGCGGCAATGATAAGTATTTGGAGAATCCGTTTAAGGAAGGTCAAAACCGATATTTGCAAAGATATAAAGATGGCGTTGGGAAAGGGTGTAAGGATTAATGTTAATTGATGATATTAAGACAGTACTTTCTACGCTTGAGAGCAATATATTTTTGCACACCTTGCCGGATGCGCCGGATAATGTCTGCGTGATACAAGCTACAGGCGGGTATTTGCCAAAGCGGATAATTGACGGCTCGGCGACTATTGAGCAGCCTACATTTATGGTGATTATACGAGATGTAAGCTATGCGGCGGGAGATGCGCGAATAACGGCTGTTAGGGATAAATTAGACGGGTATTGCGACAGTACATACAGCGCAATATTTAGGCAGTCGAATATACTGCCACTTGGCAAAGATGAAAAGGGCAGGAGTCGGTTTTCGGTTAATTTTTGGGCGAAGTATAAAAGGAGTGTGTAGAGTGGTCGCTGCGGCGGGGAGATTCTTCGCTTGCATTCCGCTCAGAATGACAAACCGCCTGTGGGCGGGGCGGGACGGATAAATCCGTCCCCTACAAGGCGGAACGCCACAGAGGGCGTTCCCTACAAGTGAAAGGAGTGTGTAAATTATGTCAAAGACTAAGGGAACGGTGCTAAAAAAGGGCACAGCTACTATCGGTGAGCTTACCCGTATCGGTGAGATAAGTTTGGGCGAGGTTGAGGAGCGGGAGATCACCTCGGTGCAGACTCTTACCGGGGAGAATTTTTTTAAGACATTTGAGGCGGGGTTGGCTGATGCCGGGGAAATTGAAATTGAAGGCTTGATAAAGGATGACGATACAGGTCAAGCCGATTTGATTTCTGACATTGGCGGAGCAAACGATGACTTTACGATTGAGCATCCTTCGGGAGCAGAAACAGCGTTTAACGCCTTTGTAAAGTCGTTTAAAATCGGCGAGGCTACGCTTGATGGCGATTTTATGTTTACATGTACGCTGCGGATTTCGGGCGCGCCGGTATTTACACCGGCAACGGCGTAGAGGTTGGAACGCCTGCGGGCGGATGCGGGCGGGGACAGAGCCCCGCCCCTACATGGCGGAACGCCACAGAGGGCGTTCCCTACAGGCGGGACGGATAAATCCGTCCCCTACAAAATATGAAGGGGGAAATTGTTATGAATATGCGGACTTTGAAGGTTGGAGAAAAGGAGTATAGGCTGAAATATACAACAAATATTATGTGTCAGCTTGAGAAAATGACGGGGTGCGGAATTAACAAGATGTCTGATGCGGTTGGAGATTTTTCTACTACCCGCTATTTGTTATGGGCAGGGTTGCAAAAATTTAACCATGAAATAACGGTTGAGTCTACTGGAAATTTGATTGATGAGTATATAGAAAATGGTGGAACTACTGAGGAACTGAGCAAGCAAATGATGGATGCGCTGAAGGACGGCGGATTTATAGCTAAGGATGAGAAAAAGACAAGTGACGAGGGAAACGATACGGGGGAGCTGCCGGGGGAAGAGAAGAACCCCGAAGCTTCTGCGAGTACATAGATAGTATTTACGAGGATGCCGTGTTTTGCGGCGTTGGGGCGGTAGAGTTTTGGGAGATGGATTTAACCGAGATAAACGCCGTGATGCGGGCGTACCGGCGCAGGCGTGAGAAACAGATTAAGGATGATATGTTTTTAGCGTGGAATATAGGTAAGTTTGCGGCGGTTGGGGTTAATGCGCCGAAGAAGTACCTTAAGTGGGCAAGCATTGAGGCAGATTTAGACAAGGGATTTAAGAATGTTGCCCCAGTTAAATCAGTAAGGCAGAGCGATGAGGAGATGGAGCGGGTTTGCCGAATGATGGCATTTAGAGGTCGGAGGAGTAAAAGATAAGGTTGTAACCCCCCAGCCCTGCGGGGCAGCCCCCCTAATATGGGGGCGATGGAGGCAAGGTTTAAAGAGAGGTGAGGGCATGAGCGGCGGGAGTGTCGGGAAGTTATGGGCGGATATAGGGGCGAATTTAAACCCGCTTAAAAAGGATATTGCCGCCGCCGGAGCGGAGCTTAAAAACTTTGGGAATAAGGAGCTTGGTGGGATTGGCTCTGCGCTCTCTAAAAACCTTGACGGGATAGGAAGCTCGCTTAAAGGTGTTGGCGCAGGGCTGACGGCGGGGCTGACGTTGCCGATTGTTGGCGGGTTTGCGGCGGCAATTAAAAGCGGAATCGGATACGAGCAGGAGCTCTCGTCTATTAAGGCGGTTACGGGCTCGTCGGCTGATGAGATGAATAAGTTTGACAAGCTCGCTTTGAAGATGGGCGCAGATACTAAGTTTAGCGCGCTTGAATCCGCAAAGGGTATTGAGGAGCTTGCTAAGGCGGGCGTAAGTACCACTGATATACTCAGCGGCGGGCTTGAGGGCGCACTGTCTTTGGCGTCGGCGGGGGATTTGGAGCTTGCAGATGCGGCTACCATTGCATCTACGGCGCTAAATGCTTTTAAAAAGGAAAATTTATCGGTTGCGAAGGCGGGAGATATACTTGCCGGAACGGCAAACGCGGCGGCGGCGGATATAAAGGATTTAAAATTTGGGTTAGCTATGTCTTCAGCGGTGGCATCTGTAGTTGGTATGACGTTTAGAGATACAAGTGCGGCGCTCGGTATATTCTCAAACCGAGGGTTACAAGGCTCTGATGCAGGGACTTCGCTTAAAACTATGCTTATGAATTTACAGCCGCAGACGGATAAGCAAACGCAGTTATTTAAAGAATTAGGATTTATGACAAAAGAAGGCACATCTGCATTTTTTGATAGTAAGGGTAAGATTAAGGATTTGGCATCTATATCCGGATTACTGAAGGATAAGCTCGGAGGATTGACAGACGCTCAAAGGCTATCTACTTTAGAGACGTTGTTTGGCTCTGATGCGGTAAGGGCGGCGGCTATTTTATACGATAGTGGCGCTGAAGGCGTTAATAAGTTTTATACCGAGATGGCAAAGACCACGGCTGCCGATACCTCTAAGACTAAGATGGATAACTTGGCGGGGAGCTGGGAGCAGTTTACCGGGTCGCTTGAGACTGCGGGGATAACCATAAGTAAAATGACAAATGGTTCAATTAGAGGGTTTGTGGACTGGCTGACAGTTACTGCTAATAAGTTTATGGGATTAAACCCGCAGACACAGCAGTTTATATTAATAGCGTTGGGGATTGTTGCCGCTATTGGGCCGGTTATATTTATACTTGGCAGCTTGGCAGGGGCTTTGGCGGCACTTGCTACGCCGATGGGGATTATTACGTTAGAGATAACGGGGATTCTTATTGGTATAGCTGCTTTGGTTATTGGAATTGTTTGGGCGTATAGAATGTGGGAGAAATGGTCGTTAGGTAAAGTTATTAACAAAATAGATGTTTTTGACGGTGTGAGCAAAAAGACAAAAGATGCTGTTGGGGCGTTTGTAGATATGGGAGACGGCATAGAAAAAAGCTTATCAGAGCTTAAAATTAGCAGTAAAAAGATAACAAAGGAAACTGCTGATAATCTTGTAGTGCAATTT